GGTCAACATTCTTAAACCACGATTAGTGAGATAGGTCGGAAAACATCCATCCCACACATCGTCATCATAGAATTCTGGGGGCATCTTAAGCACTTTCTTTCCTTTAAATTTTCTAAGAGAAAGCGAAACTGGGTCTTGCTCAATTCCATTTTCATCCAAACCTTTTCTTAACTTCGCTGGTGCCGTAGTTAAGGGGTAAGGAGGAGCCATATGAACTGGTCCTTTCTCTGTTGAAATTGTAACTCCTGTTGCAATGGGGGACTTATGCAACTGAGTTTTTCCTGGGAAAGAAAACATTGGATTGACTTTGGCAATTGTTGTCATACCTTGATGATAACGATGCAGTCTTTGACTTTCATCAAACTGAACATCGATTTCTGGGGGCACATATATCTCGGTCATACAACAATTGTTTTTCATTACTTCATGTACAGGTTCGAGTTCCACTATCTTGAACAGTGGATCCCATTCACCTTGAAACATTGGTGCAATCAAAGATCCATGAGAATCTGCTGCTACATGTAATCCTATTATTTTGGTATCGTACTTCGTGTTATAGAGTATGTTTAAAGCTCCACACTCCCCATCTTCGCCTGGTTGGTCAACTGCATAGTATCCGCTGACTGAACCTGCTCGATCGGTTTGCCTAGTACGAGGTTCCATATAAGTAGAATGATGTATTGATCGCATTCCATCTGAAACTGACACACGCGCTGCGCCAGTAACTTTATCCGTTATTTTCTCCTTCATAATATGCTTACGAAGTGAAGGAAACGGTTGACAATTTGTAAATCTAACATAAGCTAAATCTCTGTCTTCAAATCTGAGAACTTCTCCCACGATTAATTCTTTGTATTCTTCTGTATCGCCTGGATTGTAAAAAATGTGTACTTTTTCACATCCTTCATTCATCACCATTACGTGATTTGCCGTTGCGGCTACAGATCCCTCTACAAAAGTTAACCATGCGTAGGAAGATTTCCCGTTTTTGCCAATAAATTTAGTCCATCGTTGATGACTACCTAATATCTTTGCTGAGAGCTTGTCAGCTCCATCATCAATAACTTGTGAGGTCATATTCTTAGGTTTTCTAACGATGCGCTTAATTATTTTGGCTTGTTTCTTTGCTGCTGTTTTGTCAAAAGATTGGCTGGTCATAGTCCATTTTTTAGCTAACTTGAATCCCATCGAAAGAAGGAATCCCGTCACGCACAATGAAAGAGCTGATAACGCAACCACTCCAAAAACGCATGCATAGAATAGAAAGTTCGAAACAATCATATCCCATACATCAGTTCTGAAATCTTTCGTTCGTGTCCAAATTGACGGATGAGCCATTGCATTCTGGTCCGGCATTAACTCATTCATAAATTGAACAATATCGTCTCCTGGATGTGCAGCTTGAAATTCCTCATTAGAGATACAAAATTGTTGAGTTCCGAATAATATCTGACTATAGTTACGCCGCGCGGTTAAAGGCACCGTTCGACAAACATCATCTGGCCATATTGGATAAGAAATATCCATCATAGCCATTGTTCTGTCATCATTAAACATTCTCCAATTTTGCGAAATCCAATGATCTGTTTCAAAGAAACGAGTAATTGTGGGTTGTCCTGGAAGCAGCATGACTGCCTTCACTACTGGGATGTGATGTACATTAATTCCTGATTGTACGGGCACTTG